TGTGTATGACATCTATTTGTCCCGGCACTCGAACGGGCCAATGATTAGCAAGATTTTCGGACACGCTTTTCTTTCGATGGTTGGTATTTATTCCTTTCCTTTTGCTTTGGCTACACATTTGGGGCACAATCTTCTTTGTGCACGTGTTACGCCATGGAATAAGTTTAAAGATCAATTTCATTCGGGAGTTGTTCGTGTTCCACGCCTTGACCTTGTCAAGTCATGTACTCCTTTCATGCCTGACCAGTGCTTCGTTCCTGCTCTTCAATATGCAGTCTTTCCCGTCAGTGAGTTATCCTGTGAGACAAAATTTTCAGGGTTTTTCAGTGACGAGGGACCCAAAGCAACTCCGACAACATGCTTTTACTTAACCCACAATGTGCCATTTTATCGGCCTTCATCATCGAATTGTATGATGAATCTGGGTGTCATTGCTCGATTGTTGAAGGAGCCCGCCGTCTGTTGTTTTGAACAGAATTTGCGGTGGCTCAGCGAAACTGACATCCCACCGGAGTTAGTTTACGCTTTCTCTAACGAGAGCGTTGCTTGGGAAGATTACGTTGAAGAGTGGGTCGAAGGATTCGATGGTTATAAGAGGAAGCGCGTTGATCGTGCCATGCTGGAGTATGCCGATGGGAAACGTTCATCGTTGGTTAAACATACCGGGATGATCAAAACCAATGAGGTACTTGTTCCACGACATGGCGCGGACGAATCTACTGGCTATTTTAAACCAAGAATAATCATCAATGTCGACACAGTGTTTCAAGTCGAGGTTGGTCCTATTATTCGTGGTATTACACATATTGTTAAGCAAATCTTTTGCTCCGAGGACCCGTTCACTGTTGAAATTCCTTCTGGAAAGCTTAGAGCGCGTTATTGCAGCTCAGCTTCAGCAGATGAACTGTCCATTTGGAGGCAGGAGTTTTTGGATAATATGGAAATTGGCGACGTCAGTTTGATGTTTGCAGGAGATGATTCTGTGATTTATTACCTGTCTGAGGAGTGCATGTCCGTCTTTGAATTTGACGCGAGCATGTACGATCAATCCAATACGGTAGGCCCTTCATCTCTTGTGTTTGAGCTGTATTCTTTGCTCGGAGAGGACGGTCAGAGTGCTGCAGCGCGTTTGGCACTCAGCACCTGTGCTAACATCCTTTTTCGATCAAAGACAACCGATGAGACTTTAGTGGTTAAGCGTAAAGAACGGCCACACATGAATTCGGGTGAAGCAGACACAACACTACGCAATAATCTTGTGATGTTCCTCGCCATCTACAATTCAGTTCCTCGGGCGATAGTTAGTGCTAAGAAATTTGATGGCTACTTTCGCAACAGGATGTTGTATTTAGGCTTTAAACTGACTGGTGGGTCGTGTGTACTCGGTACAGAATCGTTTTTGGGCGGATTGTGGTACCCAGTTAAGGAAGTGGAATATCCTTGCTGGGGGCCCTCTCCGTCCCGAGTTCTCAAAGTGGGCAAAAGTATTGAGAACCCGAAACATCTGTACAAAGAAAAAGACCTTTACAAGGCGTGTGTTCAGCATGCCAAAGGTGTTGCCGGAACATGGAACTATTATCTCCAGGTTCCGGTGCTTTCTGGGTACGTTGACCGGTGGTTTGATCCGGGAGTTGATGCTATCGTACCGGGCAAATATAAGATTGCCCCGGGTGCTCGCGCTCACGTTGTTGACCGTGAACCAGCTCTCTTAATGTTACAAGAGCGGTACGCGGCTCCATGTGAATGGTTCGACGAGGTAGAACAAATGTACAGAGACACGGATTT